TATTCGGGGGACGTACTTTTAGTTATTCCTTCAACTTCTGATGCAGGTAATGAATACACTGTTTGGTGTGAGTTTTTAAAGTATTACGAAGCTCCAGGATCATAAACTATGGCAACTTCAGGTACTCGTACATTTAGTTTAAATGTAGCTGACGCAATCGAGGAGGCGTACGAGCTTGCTGGTTTAGAAGCTCGTACGTCTTATGATGCAATAACAGCAAGACGTTCTTTAAATATTATGTTTGCTGATTGGAATAACAGAGGCATACAGATGTGGGAAGTTAGTAAGGTAGAACTTACTTTAACAGAAGGAACTAACGAATATAGCATAAATTCTTTTGATATAGATATCTTAGACGCTTATATAGAAAAAACTATTAATAACGTCGTGACAGATCACAGTATTAGCAGAATAGATAGAAACGAATATATCGGAATACCTAACAAAGCAACAAAAGCAAGACCAACACAGTATTGGCTAGAACGATTAACCACACCAAAAATACATCTTTACCCAACACCAGAGAATTCTACGGACAAACTCGTTTACTATGTGTGGAGAACCATAGAAGATATCGATGCTGCATCACAAGACGTAGACGTTCCTAATAGGTTTTTACCATGTTTAGTATCAGGTTTAGCGTACTATTTATGTTTAAAAAAGAATACACAAAAACTTCCTGTTCTAAAACAACAATATGAACAAGATTTATTAAACGCAATTAAGTATGACGAAGATAGATCACCACTTAAAATTGTGCCTAAAAGAGAATATATTTAATGTCTTATGCCTCAGGTAAATATGCTTACTTTATTTGTGATACTTGTGGTTTTAGGTATAAATATACTAAAGCTAGGATGACATGGGACAACAAAAAAGTTTGTCATGAGTGCTATGAACCTAAACACCCACAATTAGACCCTATATCTATAACAGCTGACGCTGAAGCGTTACACCAACCAAGACCAGATGTTACTTTACCGCAATCACAACTAGGTTTAGTAAAAACAACAAACGCATCAGCAGGCGGTATGACTTTTCAAAGTGACCCAATCGGTAGTAAACTAGAAGGACTACAAACAAGCGGTAATGTTGGTAGTGTGACGGTGAGTATAACATAATGGCAGGATTTACATATAGTTCTTTAAAAACAGCTGTTCAAGATTATTTAGATAGTTCTGAAACAACTTTTGTAAATAATTTAAACAATTTCATTACAACAACTGAGGAAAGGATACTTAAAAACGTACAATTACCTGTATTTCGTAAAAATGTTACAGGAACATTAAGCCAAACAAACACTTATTTAAGCACACCTGATGATTACTTATCCTCATTCAGTTTAGCTGTAATAGACAGCAGTAATAATTACTCTTATCTTTTACTAAAACAAGTTTCATTTATAAGAGATTTTACACCACAAGCCGCAACAACAGGCAAACCCCTTTACTATGCACAGTTTGATGAAGATAGTTTTATCGTTGCACCTACACCAGATACAGATTATAGTGTAGAGCTACATTATTACTACAGACCTGCTTCTTTAACTACTTTAGCAGATAGTGGTCAAAGTTGGTTATCTGAAAACGCACCTAACGCAATGCTTTATGGTTCTTTAGTAGAAGGAGCGTATTTTCTTAAACTTGATCCACAAAGTATTTCACTTTATGAAAATAAATTTCAAGAAGCATTAAGTACATTAAAATTACTAGGTGAGTTTAAAAATGTTAGAGACGAAGCTAGAAATGATCAAATAAAATTAAATCCTGGAGGAGCTAATGTTTAGTGTTGAAGTAACACCTAAAATAGGTAACGTCAGTGTAAAAACTACACAAAACGAGGGTTTAAGTCCAGAATACTGGACTGAAAGAATAATGGAAAGACTTATCAGTATTAGTGATAATGCTGATCCAATGGTAAAGGCACAAGCTAATGCTTTTGCAAATAATATGGCACAAGTCGTTTTATTATATTTAAAACAAGCTATAGCTAGCGATAGAGCTACCGTAGCAGGTTTATTAGAAAAACAAGGTCATAAAGATATGGCTGAAATTATAAGGAGACTATAATGGCAATTTCACAAGCGATGTGTACATCTTTTAAAAAAGAATTATTAGAGGGCGTACATAATTTTAAAAACTCGGGTGGTAGCACTTTTAATTTAGCACTTTACACAAGTTCAGCTAGTCTTGGTGCCTCTACAACTGCGTACACTACTTCTAATGAAGTAAGTGGAACAAACTACACTGCAAAAGGTGCCTCATTAACTAGAGTAGACCCTAGTACATCAGGAACCACTGCATTAACCGATTTCGCAGATTTAACATTTAGCACGGCTACTGTTACTGCTAGAGGTGCTTTAATATTTAATGATAGTGCATCAGGAGACCCAGCAGTTGCTGTGTTAGATTTCGGTGGAGACAAAACTTCTACAGCAGGAGATTTTACTATTCAATTCCCAACAGCAGACGCATCAAACGCTATTATAAGAATAGCTTAAATGGCTAACATAACTGGTTGGGGTCGAGGGACTTGGGGACAACTCACTTGGAGTGAGCCTATACCAGTTGTCGTTACTGGAGTTGCAGGAACTACTGCACTTGGTAGCGAAACAGTAATAGCCAAAGCTTTAGTATCAGTTACTGGAGTAAGTGCTACATCAGCTTTAGGAAGTGAAACTGTAACAGGAACAGCTAATATTTCTGTTACAGGCAATGTAGGTACATCGGCGTTAGGTGATGAAGTTGTCGCTGCTGATGCAAATACTTCAGTTACAGGCAATACTGGAACTTCAGCTTTAGGTAATGCTATTACAATGGGAGCTGCTGTTACAGGAGTTTCTGGTTCAGCATCAGTAGGAACTCTTGGTGATGAGTCGGTATCCGCAGCAGCTAATGTGGCAGTAACAGGTATTTCTGCTACAAGTTCTTTAGGAAGTATATCTTTAGTTACTAACAATATACTTTCAATAACAGGTTTATCAGGAACTACAGGTTTAGGTTCTGTTACAAACATAGCTACTGCTTTAATTACGCCTACGGGAGTATTAGCTACTGGAGAAATAGAAACAGTAAACGTTTGGGGTCTTGTTGATGATAGTCAAACACCAAACTATTCTAATGTAAGCACTACACAAACACCAAGTTTTTCTAATGTTTCACAAAATCAAACACCTAATTGGAAAGAAGTTGCTTAAAATTTTAATAAATATAGTGTACAATCAAAACAGTCGGAGGCACAAATGGCTACATATGTAAATGATTTAAGGTTAAAAGAAATAGCTACTGGTGATGAGTCAGGTACTTGGGGCACAAGTACGAATACGAACTTAGAACTAATAGCAGAAGCATTTAGTTTTGGTACTGAAGCTATAACAACTAATGCAGACACACATACTACAACAATCGCAGACGGTTCTACTGATCCTGGAAGATCACTTTATTTAAAATACACAGGTACTCTTGATAGTGCTTGTACTATTACTATTGGTCCTAATACCGTATCAAAACTTTGGTTTATAGAAAACGCTACTTCTGGATCACAAAATATTGTTATTTCACAAGGCAGTGGTGCAAGCATCACTATACCTAATGGTCATGTAAAAGCTATATATTCAGACGGTGCTGGTTCTGGTGCTGCTATGGTAGATGCCTTTACTGATTTGAATTTAGCAGGAACTACAACAGTAGCAGGTATATCTAGTAGTGGTGCAATAGTTCCAAGTGCTTCTGATGGAGCAGCGTTAGGTTCTGCTTCTTTAGAATGGTCTGATTTATTTTTAGCAGATGCAGCTGTTATTAATTTAGGTGACGATCAAGACACCACCCTTACTCATGTTGCAGATACAGGTATATTACTTAACAGCACTAGACAATTACAATTTGGTGATTCTGGAACTTATATTCATCAATCAGCAGACGGAGTATTAGATCTAGTATCTGACACAGAAATAGAGATTAATGCCACTACTATTGACATGAATGGTGCTGTGGATATGTCTTCTACTCTTACAGTTGGAGGCAATGTATCTATTACAGCGGGTACTCTATCTATAACAGCTGATGGCAGTAATGCAGCAACATTTACAGAATCTGGTGCTGGAACTTTAGAAATAACAACTGCTGATGATTTTAGAATTGATGCAGCAGGGGACATAACTCTTGATGCAGATGGTGGCGATGTTAGATTTAAAGATAACGCAACAACTATAGGTACAATTTCTTACACTTCTAATAATTTAGAGATAGCATCAAATGTTTCAGATAAAGATATAAAACTGATAGGTAATGATGGTGGCTCAACTATAACTGCCCTTACCCTTGATATGTCAGATGCTGGTGCAGCTACTTTTAACAGCACAATCAATGGCGTAGGTATATCTTCTAATATTACTAACTTTAGTGAAAGTATGCTTATCAGTAATGATGCAGGTACAGGTACTTTATCTAGTGCTACTAATAAT